AAACCAGGAGTTAACCGAGATCAAACTGATTATGCCTCAGAAGGCGGTTGGTATGACATGGACAAAGTTCGCTTCCGTTCAGGCTTCCCTGAAAAACTAGGTTGATGGACTGTTAAAACTTTTGATCAGTACGAAGGCTCCGCACGTAGTCTATTTACATGGGCTGCTATTAGTGGAGCTAAGTTAACAGCTATTGGCACTAATGAAAAAATATATGTTAATACAGGTACCGCACTCTACGATATAACACCTCTTCGTGTTACCTATACCTCTACAACAACGCCTTCATCTACTGATTGTTTTAAAACTACATCAGGTTCTAACCTAGTTGAAATATTAAATATTACTGCAGGTATAGAAGATGGTGAGTGGGTAACATTTAGTGGTGTAACTGTTGCCGTAGGTGGTGTGCCCGCTGCAAACTTTAATAACGAATTCCAAATTACTATTGTAAGCGGTACACCTTATATTGCTGTAGCTACAACTGCAACTTCTACTGCTACATCGTCTGGTAATTCAGCAATCATCGCTCAATTTGAAATTAATATTGGTTTTTCTATTGTAACAGCAGGCTATGGTTGGGGTGCAGGTACATGGTCTCGTGGTACTTGGGGCTCTGGTTCTGTCACACCTATTTACTTCCCAGCTCGTTTAGAATTCTTTGATAACTTTAATCAGAACTTAGTCTTTAATATTAGTGGTGCTGATCTTTATTATTGGGAATATGATGACTCTTTTACAACTCGTGCTGTAACATTACAGTCTATAGCAGGTGCTATCGCGGTTCCTAGAGAAGTAGATTATGCATTGTTTGCGTCATCAGGGCATTATGTAGCACTAGGTTGTACTAATTATGCAGCTACAACTGTAGCGGGTGTATCCATGTCAAGCTTGACACGTGGTGGTACAGGTAACTTAACAGCTACAGTTACAACGTCTACGGCGTATGGCTTATTATCAGGTGATTACATTACTGTAACAGGATGCATACCTACCCAGTTTAATGGTACTTTCCAAATTACTTATATTGATGCTACGCATTTTAGCTATACTATGTTAACAGCGCCCTCTGGTAACGCTTCAACTGTAGGAACATACGTATACAATAATTATACTGGCAGCTATGATCCACTACTTATTCGTTGGGCAAACGTTGATGCAACGATTGGTCCTGAGCCTGAAGTATGGCAACCGACTGCTACAAATACAGCAGGGTTCTTACGACTTCAATCAGGTTCTAACATAGTAGCTGCAATAAATTCAAGACAAGAAATGTTGATCTTTACAGATACTTCACTGACATCTATGCAGTTCTTAGGTACATCAGAAGTGTTTGGTTTACAAGAGTTATCACATAATATTTCTATTGCAGGACCTAATGCTGTAGTAGGTATTAACAATGTAGTTTACTGGATGGGACGTGATAAGTTCTTCACATACTCTGGTCGTGTGGATGCATTACCTTGTACACTACGTCAATACATATTCTCTGATATTAACTATAACCAAGCACAACTATTCTTTGCGGGTACTAATAATCAGTTTAACGAAGTTATTTGGTTTTATTGTTCAGGTACATCTAATGAAATTGATCGCTATGTGATATATAACTACTCAGAAAGTATTTGGTACTATGGTCAACTAGAGCGAACTTCGTGGCTAGATTCAGGTGACTTCACTAATCCTATTGCAGCGTACGATGGTTGGATCTATGATCAAGAAAATGGTGTAGATGATGGTCAACCTAATGGTGCAGCGCCGGTAGCTATACAAGCTTATATTCAGTCTGCGAGTGTTGATATTGATGATGGTGATAAATATATGTTAGTACGTCGTATTATTCCAGACATTAACTTTACACAATCAGAACAAATTAATCCTGTGACAGGTTTGCCTAATACTATTCAAACTACAATTACTGTAGGGGTTCAAAACTTCCCAGGTGCTGCAACGGCTACTACAAACGCATCAGGTATATCTACTGCTCGTAACATAGTAACGGCAACAGCCACAGTGGATCAATATACAAACCAAGTATATGTAAGATGTCGTGGTCGTCAGATGAGCTTTAGAATTGAGTCAAACGATGTGGGAACTCAGTGGCAACTAGGTATGCCTAGAGTTGATGCGCGTCCAGATGGAATGAGAAACTAATGGCTGAAATAAATATAACAACTACTAAAGCACCGGCGTTAACATTAACACCTACGCAGTTTTCTCAAGTGCATTTTGATTTACTTAATGCTCAACTACGAGTCTATTTTAATGCAGTGGACTCTGTAAATAATCAAATACAACAAGCAGTTAATACTTTATCAATCCCCAGTTCAGGAACTACAGCTTTACGCCCAACTACTAGTTTACAAGTGGGACAGTATTATTTTGACACTACATTAACTCTACCTATTTACTGGACCGGAACTAATTGGATAAATGCTGCAGGAACCGTGGTTTAATCTTTGTTTCTAGGGTTTAAACTATGATATTATTACACTATATTAAAAAGGACGTTTTATGGCAACACATCAACTAGCACAAGGCTTAGCTTCTCTCGGTAGATATGGTGATTCCATGCTTATGCATGTTAGCCCAGCTGAAGTAGAGGGATTAAGTGCACTGGGTAAAATGACAGGTCATAAACTACATACTAATCCTCATACAGGTATGCCTGAAGCGTTTGACTTTGGTAGCTTTCTTGCTTCTCTTTTACCTACAGCTGCAGGATTTATGGTAGGTGGTCCAGCAGGGGCTGCTATGGGACTTAAAGGTACAGCCGCAACACTTGCTCCGATTGCAGCAGGTATGGCTACTGGTGCCGCAGTTGCTGGTGCTAAAGGCGATGATTTGCTGACGGGTACTTTAATGGGCGGACTTGGTGGATTTGGCGGTGGTAATTTAGCAGGTACGTTTGGTAAAATGGGCGCAGGGAATGTTGCTACTGCGGGTGGTGCAATACCAGAAAATGCTATTGCTGCTACTCCAATCGACGCTACACAATTAAGTCAACAAATAGGTGGCGCTAATTTAACAGGAGCAGTTGCTCCAGGATCGGCAGTTGCTACTGCCCCTATGACATATTCAGAGGGTCTTGGACAAATGGGTAAAGGTGTTGGACAGTTAGCATCTGATCCATTTGGCACAGGATATAAAGCATTTACTGATGCGGGAGGTTCAGCGTTTGATTTAGCAGCTCCTGTAGGTATGGCAGGTTTAGCAGGTATGCAAGGAGATATGTATCCTGAAATGGATACATCATTAGAAGAAAAACGTAAAGCTGAAGAAAATAAATATAGAGACCCTAGAACAGGTTTATTAAATCTAGCTCAAGCTTCTCCAGGTTTAAGATTAGCTACAGGCGGTACTGTTAATAATAATACAAGTACTATTTCATCAGGCGGCATTCAAGATTTATATGGCACAAATGATCAAACAACAGGCACACAAGATTTAAGTAAAGATGGTTATGGTATTGGAAGACTTGAAAATTTAGCTTCACAAGGTTCTAATGCTAAAGCCGCAGACTCATTTTATGCTATGGGCGGTCCAATTGCTTTTGCTAAAGGCGGACATCAAGGTTATTTAGATGGCGCTGGTGATGGTATGTCAGACTCAATCCCTGCTACAATAGAGGGTAAGCAACCAGCTCGTTTAGCTGATGGTGAATTTGTAATTCCTGCTGATGTAGTAAGTCATATTGGTAACGGCTCTTCTAAAGCAGGTTCAAAACAATTATATGCGATGCTAGATCGTATTAGAAAAGCAAGAACAGGTCATACTAAACAAGGTAAAGAAATCAAACCTAATAAATACATGCCTGCATGAAACAAATACAATTAGTAAGTCCAGACTTTGTAACTACACTCTGGGATAAAATACAACCTTTTTTTGATGCGTCATTTAAATATAGTAATGATGATTATAGTATTGATCAAATTAAAATGTTGTTAGTAAATGGTCAACAAAGACTTTTAGTTGCAGTTGAAGACGAAAACATTATTGGTGCTTCAGCAGTTGAGTTTATTAATTATCCTAATCAAAGAGTATTACATATTACATCGATGGGTGGTAAAGCATTAATTGAACCTGATATGATTAAGCAATTTGAAGACTGGGCTAAATCACAAGGCGCCACAAAGATTAGAGCATTTGCACATGACGCTCAAGCAAGATTATATAGAATGAAAATGGGTCTTAATACCGTAACGCACGTGGTGGAGAAAACAATATGAAATTATTTAATATATTTAACTGGGTACAAAACCTAGTAGAAGCATTTACTTTCTATTCCGGAGGCGGGGGCGGGGGTTCACAAACTTCTACAGGTACTACATATACTTCTAACTTACCAGAATATGCTAAGCCTTTCTTTGAACAGGCAATGGTAGAGTCTGCTAAGAATGTATTTACGACAGGTCCTGGCGGTGAAGTTACAGGCATCAAACCGATGCCTACTTATACAGGCGAAAGAGTTGCAGGATTTACTCCGGGTCAAGTAGATGTCCAAAGAAATATTGCGGGGCTTACTCAACCAGGCGGTTTTGCAGATGCAAGAACTGGATTAGGTATGGGCTCAGGTATGGGCTATGGTACTGCTGGTGCTGGATTATCAGGTGCTTTAGGTTATAGACCTGCTTCAGTGTATGGGGGCACATTTACTCCCGGTATGGCTGAATATTATGGTGATCCATATCAACAACGTGTCACTGATATTGCACTAAGAGAAGGTCGACGTCAAGGTGACATTGCTGCACAACAAGGCGCTATGGGCGCTATTAAACGAGGTACATTTGGTGGAGCTCGTCAAGCATTAATGCAAACTGAACTAGAAAGAAACTTACAACAAAACTTAGCAGATATTCAAGCTAAAGGAAGCCAAGCTGGGTTCCAATCTGCACAACAACAATTTAATGCCGATGCTGCAAGACAATTACAAGCACAACAAGCTAATCAACAAGCACAGCAAGGTGCAGCTCAATTACAATCTCAAGTAGGACTTGGTGGATTATCAGCTGGACTACAAGCATCTAAAGATCAAGCTATGACAGCAACTGCAGAACAAACAGCTAATCTTGAAAGACTTAAAACTCAGGCGGCTAGTGAAGGCGAGAAACAAGCACTGCAACAAAAAATTAATGATCTTCAATACCAAACAGCGATGGAACAACGCGATTATGAAAAGAAACAACTCGAGTTCTACAATGCAATGCTTCGTGGAAGTCCTGGTTTGGCTCAAACACAAATTCAATATGCACCTCAAGTTTCTGGTGTATCACAGCTTGGTGGACTTGGTTTAGGTGCACTTGGTCTTTCTAAAGCACTAGGATAAGGATAAAGTATGAACCTCTTAAAAATACAAGACATGCTCAAAGGTGCGCCTGATCAAACATTAGTAGGCTATGTTCAAAACCCTAGTGGTCAAGTACCTACGTATTTAGCGTTAAGTGAATTGCAACGTAGAAAAGAAATGCGTGCTTCATACCAAGCTACTAAACCAGAAGATAAATCAGTTGCAGAAGACTTAGTTCAAGAATCCCAACCGGGTGTTATGGGCTTACCTGCAGGACAACCTATGCAACAAGCAATGCAACCACCACCAGAAATGCCTGCAGAACAAATGGCTCAAGGCGGTTTAGCAGAACTTAATGTGGGTGATATGTATGATGAAAACAATTATGCTAACGGCGGTATCGTTGCGTTCGCTGATGGTGGTGATGTTCAAAACTACGCTGAAGGTGGCACTTCTAGAATAGGTGATTTTTTTAGATCTAAGATGGATAAATACGACATCGATAGACAGATTAATGAGCTTATGTCTGAAAAAAATAAATACAGATTTGATTATTTAGGTTCATATACACCAGAACAACGTGCGGCGGCGGAAGCTAAAAACCAACAGATTGATGCGCAGATTGCGGACTTACAATCTAAACGAGGCTCTACATCACAAACTGCTGCAAGTACTACACCAGGTGGATACGTATATAAACCAGGAGAAAGCGCAGTTGTTGGAGGTAATGCTCCTGTTGATAACACAGTTAAGTTTGCAGATTTACCTGTTCAACCTAAATCTAATAGTAACTTTGGCGCACCTAAATTAAATATTCCTGAGGCGCTTACTATAGATAAAGCTATGGAAGATCGTAAGAGAGCTATGGAACTAGCAGGTGTACCTACAGACTTTTACTCATCAGAAGCTGAAAGAAATAAAGCTGATCGTGAAGCATTAAAAGAAGATAAAGAAAAAGCAAAATACTTTGCGGTAGCAAAAGCAGGATTTAAAATGGCTTCTCAAAGACCTCAATACGGTAAAGGACAAAGTGCTTTTGCTGATATAGCAGAAGGTGCTGAAGCAGGTCTTGAACAATATGGCAAAGATGTTAAAGATATTAAAGCTGAAGATAGACTTCTTAAACAAGCTGATCGCAAACTTGCTGAAGCTCAATACCTACAACAACGTGGTGACGCTGAAGGTGCGATGAAAAAGATTAGTGAACGAGAAGCTCTTATACAAGACTATAATAAATTACAATACTCAGGTGGTGTTCAACTTCAAGCCGCTAAAATTGCCGCATCCAGACCTACTGATATGGGCATGTTGCTTGACGAAGCTAGAAAAGATCCTAAATATTATACTAAGAAAGATGGTAAAGCAACGTTTGATCTTTCTAAAGCGCTCGATGATATCAAAGGATATGGAAATAAACTTGATATAGCTTCATTAAAATCACTTACTGACGAACTTAAAACTACATTTGATCCTATTAAGAAAGCAGAAATTCAAGCTAAGATTGAGGCAATCATATCTGGTGGCGGTAGTGATGGCTCAATGAGTTCAGCAATTCCATCAGGTGTTAAGGTAACAAGAACTCAATAAAAAATGCCTTCATACAAAATTGAAATTCCGGGTCAAGGTTCTTTTAATGTTGACTCTCCCACGGAATTAACTGATGATCAAGCCTATCGAGCTGTTCAACAACAGTTACAAATAGAAGCTCAACCCCAAACTGCCGGTATAGGTGAAGCCCTAAAAGGTGGAACTAAACGCCTAATAGAGTCTATCCGTACTGGTATAGAAGCCCCGTTTATTGGTGGTGAAGAAGCGGCTACAAAAGGTCTTGCTCGTCAAGAAGCAATTACAGAACGCCCCGCTGCAAGTCTAGATGAAATTAAACGCATCTATGAACAAAAAGGTTTGCTCCCCGCAGCTAAAGAAGCCGTATCCCAACTCCCCGCAAGTATAGCCGAACAAGCTCCATTTATTGGTACTATGATTGGCGGTGCTAGATTAGGTTCAATGGCAGGATCTGCATTTGGTCCAGTAGGTACTGTTGTTGGTGGATTAGCAGGCGCTGCAATATCTCCATTCCTTTCTGCTGCGGGTTCTAATATTGAACGTCAAGCTCAAGAGGATTTAAAATCAGGTAAACCTATTAGTATTGATAGGACTAGAGCGTATTTAACTGCAATACCGCAAGCAGCTCTTGATGTAGGTGCTATGGAGATAGGCTTAGGTAGAGCTTTAGGTATTTCTAAAATGGGTACTGAAGCTGCAGAAAAAATGGCGACAGAGTCATTAAAAAAATCTATTGCTATAGGTATTGGTAAAACTGCGCTAGCTGAAGTTCCTACAGAAGTTATTCAACAAATGTTAGAAAGATCCCAAGCTGGACTTTCTTTAACTACTCCAGACGCAGTAAAAGAATATAAAGACACGGCATATCAAGCAGTATTATTATCTCCGTTAGGAAGCGCGGCACGTATTGTAGAACGAGGAGAAGCCAAACAAAAAGTAGAAGCGCTGGCTAATCTAGGCGCAGACCAACAACGAGCTTACGAAGAATCAATTAGAGCTGAACAAGTTGCTAAGCTTAAAAATGACGTTGAAGAAATGCAGAGACAAAAAGCAATTCAAGATGCTATTCTTCCGCCAGAACAATATAAATTATTAGCTGCCCCTAAACAAGAACCAATTGTAGCTACGTCAACAGAAGCTTTAGGCACAGAAAAACAAATAGAAGAGTATTTAAAAACTGTTCCAGAAGATCAACAAGTTGCAGAACGCGCAAGACTTATGGGTATGGCACCACAGCCTATTCAATCAATTATTTCTGACACTACATTACAAGATTTAGGTATCGGTAAATCAGCTATAATTAGAAAAAATGGAATACTACAAAATTTAGATTTAACTAATCCAGAAAAAGCTCAAGAAGCTGTAGATATTTTAACTGCGTATAAAGATACAACAGGCGTTAATAAGAATACTAAAGCTAAAGTTGAAGAATATATTGCTAACATTCCTAATTTAATAGAGGCAGCTAAAAATGAAAGATTGGTCACCGCAGGATCTAGAGATAATCTTCAAGTATCTGGACAACCCGTATCAGGAGAAGTTTCCCCTACAGCTCAAGGAGAGCTCGGAAATGGAGTTACTGACCTTGCAGACGTTACTGGAAGACTTGAAGGACGAACAGAGGCACAGCCCGCTGCACTAGCACCTGAAACTACAGAGGTAATGAAATCCGCAGAAGAGCTTGCACCTACTACGGAAAAAAAGATTGAAGATGCTAAAGGATTAGCTAAAGAATTAGGTGGAGAATCCGCTCAAATATTACAAGCACCTTTTGATAATCCCGGATATAACTATACTACTAAAGACGAAGTTGAAGTTACCTTTAGACCAGAGGGCAAAATATTTGAACTAGTTCCTGGAGATGAATCTACACAAGTTGGAAGTGACGTTCATTTAGATTACATAGGAAGTAAAATAAAAAACCAAGGACTTGCAAGTAAAGAGCTAGATAGAATTATTAAAAAAGCAGACCAAAATAATTTATCACTGTCTATAGAAGTTGCAAAACAAGATGAAGAAGGCTTATCAAACGCTCAACTTAAAAAATGGTATGAAAGAAAAGGATTTATTTTTCCTGAAGGGTATGATTCAGAAGTTGGGTATAGACCTAGATCTGATGAAGACATATCTCAATATCAACAAAAAACAATCGCTGTTGCAGATAATAAAATTTTACCTATACAAAATCAAATTAATGGTGATCTAAGAAACAGAACTTTTTCTGAGCCCGATTCATTTTTTGGTCATTATGGTAATGGCGATTTACTTACAGGTTATCATGCGGTACCTTCTTATGCTACTAAATTTGATGACATTTATTATTATGACGGTAAAAATAAACCTACTAAAGTTGGTAACTTAAAAACTGAATATGATTCAGCCTTAAGAAAATTGATTGTTGGTCGCATAGGAGCAAAAGAATCTCGTACTGAAAGTGCAACTACAGGGTCAACTGTAGCAGATATAATATCTGCATTAAAACAAGAATTTGGTAATATTATGTCCGGTATTAATAGAGGTCTTATTAATATTCAATCAACTACTGAAGCACCTAAAGAAATACGAGATCAAATTGGTCCTACTACAAAAGCTTTATTTTATAAAGACAAAGTCTATATCTTTAATGATAGAACAACACCTAATGAAGCTAAACGTGATTTACTACATGAACTTGGTGCGCACTATGGATTACAAGGTATGCTTGGTAAAGCTAAGTTTAAAGAAATACTACAACTTTTACGCCAAGGTAAAATTAGTAACCCTGAAATTAAAGCAGTATGGGAAAGAACGCGCAAAGTTTATCCTGATATTGCTGAGTCAAGCGATTTATATGCAGAAGAAGTTCTAGCTAGGTTATCTGAGACTGCGCCTAATAACACATTAGTACGTCGTGTCATGGGCTACATAAAACAATTCTTAACTAAGTTAGGGTTTGGTTGGAATACAGATAAAATTACACCTAATGATATTAGAGACATGGTGCAACACTCTGTACGCTTAGCACTAAGAAACAAGATTAAACCAAGTGAATCTACAATTGCAAAAGAATCTAGAGAATCACGAGAAATAGATCCCGAATACCAAGGTACAAGTATCTTTGCTCCACCAAAAGAAAAAGAAGGTGGTAATTTTAAAGAGCATGTAGAAGATTTTAAAAACTTTAAGTTTGATAAAGATACAAGAGAAGATCTATTCTTAAAAGGCAGAATTAAAGTTGCTTATTCAGGAGCAGGCGTACAAAGTAAATTAATGGATGACTTTAATGGCGCAGTAAGTGATGCGTTGAAAGGTGTTCGTGCTGATGTATTAATGAGCCAAGCTTTAAATAGTAATATTCTAGGATCTGAATCAGCCAAAACAGGATACGTAGATTTTGATGATCTCAATGTGGCACGTGTTATATCTAACGAAAATAATTTAGCTAACATCAATGAAGAGATTTCTAAACTATCAAAACAAATTGGTCCTGAAAATGCTAAGCATGTAACTCAGGCTTACTTATTAGGACTACGTTATCAATATGAATTAGATGAAAATAATAGACTCGAGACACAAGCTAAAAAAGAAGAATCAGAAGGTAAGAAAGCAACAGCTGCCAAGACAAGAGAAGGTAAAACTAAAATAACAGAAGAGCAGCAAGCAGCAATTCCAGAAGCATTAAGCTATGGGGAGAAGTATTCTGAAGTAAAACGCGTTGCGGAAATGTATAAAGTTTTCAATGATAACGATACTAACATGCTAGAAAAAGCAGGTATCTATTCTAAAGATCAAGCAGAACGCTACAGAAAAACAAGAGGCTACGTACCCCTATTTAGATTAATGGATGAAATGGAAAGATCTAATCCTGGCGCACGTCAATTTTTTAGAGGCTTTGCAGATGTAGGTCGTGAGTATGCATTTGAAGGTTCTGAAAGACAAGTACTAGATGTATTTGATAATATGTTAACGCGTCATATGTGGGCGGTTAATGCTGCTGTTAGAAATAAAGCTAATCAACAAGTTGCTAAACAGCTTGCAGTAAGAAATGAAAACAATAAGGTAGAACTTCATGAATATATTAATCCTGAAAAAATTGATAGAATGGCTCCGGTCTTTGTCAATGGTCGACGTAAGTTTGTTGAGTATACAGATCCTAATTTTGCTATTGCTATACATGGGGCTGAGCCCGCGCTAGGTCCTATCTTAGGTATGTTTGGTACAGCAAGTAGAGCACTTCGTATCGGTGTAACTTCATTACCTCCGTTCCAAGTTTATCAAGTATTTAATGATGCAACTCGTGCAGCTATGTTATCAGGCGTTAAGAGTCCATTTAAACTTATGGCTAGAGTTATTGGAAGCTTCGGCACAATTCTCAAAGATCAAACAAATGACCCTATCTCAATTGAAATGAGGCGATTAGGCATTAGTGGTGGCTATGGTCACACAGCGTTAGAAGTCTCTGACAAGATGCGCCGTGATCTAAATTTAAAAACAAATACATTAATGAAGCAAGCTTTAGATAAAGCAGAGAAATTTGCAGCTGCATCTGATATGGCACAACGTAGAGCTATTTATATTCAAACTTTATTAGAATCAGGCGGTACTCAAAACCCTGACGGCTCTATATCAGGTGGCAATAAAGTATTAGCTATGCATCGTGCTATGGATATTATTAACTGGCAAAAGCATGGAACGTCCGGCAAGCTAAGAATTTTAGCTCAAGTCGTTCCGTTTATGAATGCATATATCCAAGGCATGGATGTTTTAATTGGTGCTATGCGCGGAAAAGCAATTAGTGGTACAGCGAAGAAAGAAGCTCAAGCTCTATTTTTACAGACAGCTATTAAAATTGCAGCGCTATCCATGCTGTACTCAATGTTGATTGCGGATGATGAAGAGTATCAAAAATTAGATGATAGAACTAAAGTAAGATCCTTTATTATCCCTGGCGCTGGAGTTAAGATCCCTGTGTCTGCTGAAGTTGCACTGTTAACAAAAGCAATTCCAGAACTTATGTATCAGTATATTACTCGTGAGGGTACAGCAAGCCCGATGGACGCTACTAAACTACGTAATGAACTTGGCGTAGCTCTTCTTGATGGATTGTTAGGTCCTAACTTATTACCACAAATTGCGCGTCCTACATTAGAAGCCATAACTAATTATAACTTTTTAACTGGTAGTCCTCTCGTAGGTAGAGGGTTAGAGAATTTAAGAACCTCTGATCAGTTTACAGAGAATACTTCTGAACTTGCTAAACTTATTGGTAAGTCTGGTATTATTTCACCATTAAAAATAGATCATTTAATGAAGGGGTACGGAGGCACTGCAGTTTCAGGTGTACTTTACGGTACCGATGCAATAGCTAATGTGTTCTACGAAGATAAATTACCTACAACTCCATTACATAAAGTTCCAAGTATCGGCTCATTCTTCTATAATCCTAATGGTAAAGATCAACTCAATGATTACTATGACCTTAAAGACAGAGTAGCAGAAGTAGTAACTACATATAACCGACTAGTGAAGTTTGGTCATCAAAGTGAAGCATTAGAATACGCACAAGAAAATAAAGAAATGCTGTCTATCAAAACTCAAGTTAATGCTATTAATACAAACATGACTAAGCTCCGTGATTTCCGTAAAGCTGTAATTAATAGTAATATAAGTTCAGATGCGAAACGCGACCAGCTAGATAAAATTGATCTTCAGATTAATGCTATGGTTAAAAACATAGGAATGCTAAGGGTTCAAGCAGGACTTTAAGCAATACGCCAAGCTCTAACCCCAAGACATTCGTCTTTTATAGTTACAAACGCTTTTACTTTTACTCCCGCTCGTTTGGCACCCGATTCTAATGCATAGATCATAGGTGAAGGCTTTAAGGTGGGGACAAAGAAACTATCCCCTACACTCATTGCATCAAACGGAAATATCCACTCAGGTTCAGTAAGGTGACTCAGAATCTAATCCTTTTACATCGTTTGGAATTGTATTTAAATCTATCTTATATACACGAGTAGTTGACTTACCTACATCTTTCCATCCTGCTGACATACGTTTAACTGAGCTCTTACCTGCATCAATATCAATACCTAGAGCCATGATCTGGAATATAAACTCTTTCGTACTAATACTCATCTCATGCAAGTACTTATCAAACTCTGTTTTAGATATATACATGGTATGAATATCATTCTCAACACGAATAACAAACGATGTGCGAGGTTCCATAACAATCTTATTATCTTTAAATGCAAGGATACCTGTTTGGTTTCTATTAATGTAGTCTGAAAGTATGGACTCATAGTTAACGCTATTAACTTTAACTACGTTGTCTCTGATGGCTACCATCTCAGCTACAATCTTGTGATAGATTCTTTCCAAGTCAAACTGAGTAATACCTGCAGCATTAGTTAATTCACCTGCTGTCATTGCAACGGATACTACGTTTTCATAGAATCGATACGCAGTATCTTCTCCAAAGTTTTTCTTAAAGCGTAGGCACCATTTGTCGACAGCCTTGCTAATACCTGATTCACCTAACTCGTATACCGCTTTAATAAATTCAGGTCCTGCCCATCCATAGTTAAATCTAAATTGATCAAATATATCTCGACCTAATGCAGAGTCATTTCTAAATGCTTCTGGTTTTCTTACAGTAAGTTCAATCAATCGTGCAACCTCACCGTTAGGATCTTTCTTCAACGTAACTAACTTATCATATAAAGATTGGTTTGATGTAAAGATTGCAACTAATGAAGCTGACATCTCGTGATCTCGTTCTGCGTTAACAGAAGCTTGCATTCTAATCTTTGATTTACCTTGTGATATTTTATGGATCAGTTGAGACAATGTTTTAGGTAAGATGTTACCTACTTCGTCTAACCCAAATGGAATATTATGTAGACCTAAGTATCGCCCAGTCATACCGTTTTCCGTTGCTTCTAACACAGATAAGTCTTTAGGATTACCCCATACACTTAGTGCAGCATATAAAGCGCCTGTCTTAGCTGCACCTGATTCACCTGTTAAACATATAGTGACACCTGATGTCGATGTATAGTCCATCAAAGCCGAGCCAAACCCTGTCAACATTGTAAATGCGTGGAGTTCTAAACTTGGTGTATTAAGTTTGTTTGCTGCTTCCTTCCATGCTTCGTATGTACCTGCTGCTGCTAAATGCTTAGCGATACCCCGGCAAAGCGGAGAAGTCGGAGACGATACTTCTTTGCCATCTCGTAAATACTCCGTAGCACCAATTACAAACGATTCTCTATTAGGTGTCCAACCCATTTGCATACGCATGATTTCTGCGGGACTTTTGTTCATGAGGTATTGACCCCATTTAATTATGTAACTCATAAGATAACCTACTTCCTTGTTTCCTGGATTAAATAACACGCCGTTACTAGCAATGACCTCTTTAAATTTCTCTAGTGCATAAACATGCTTAATGGGCAACAAGAATTCTCTATCAGGGTCATTGGGTAACATGGCTTTCATAAGTAAGCATTCGCCATCACTGACACTAAAGATGCGTTTGACTGGATAGATGTCATACAAAGAAACGATAGTAGGTTCTTTAGGAATCGGTACACCATCTCCATCATATTCCATAGGAGGCATGTAATAAATCCCCCCATTCTTTCCATATACAAACGGTTGAAGTTCTTGCGGAAGTCCGTTCAATCTAGTTAAAGCTTTAGATTCTGAATGGACTTGAATTTGTTGTACAACTGTTTCTTCTACTGGTTCAGCAGGTTGAAATTCTTTTCCAATATTAATTGGAGTATTAACTTTTGTTTTAAATGCGCATCCTTCGCATCCGCCTGGATTAACTTCTTCCATCGTTTTACAATAATAAGGTTTTAATCTACCGCCATCAGGTAGAATTGTTTTTCTAATTGTAGCGTCGCGAGTATAACCTGGATGATCCTCTGACATCATATGAATAGCTTCATCACCATCACTGCAGTTCACAGCAATAGATAACCCTGCTCTCCATACAGGTTCAGTTAGATTCTTTGAGTTCTCTAAAATAAACTTAATCTGATTACAGCCTTCACCATTTAAAGACTTGATAGCTAGATCAGAAAATTTAGTTTCGTAGTTATCAAGTTTAGCGGCTTTTCTTTGTTCTTCTGATAAGTTACCTCTAGGAATAGATGCAAGAATATCATCTTGACTTTGTACTATTTCACCTAAGAAGTCTTTAAACTCATCAAACGAATAGATAGGCATCTCTGTACCTATTACTTTAGTGGGTGTAGGGGGTTCAGTCTTTTGATTGAATGTGTCTGGGCATCGTAGAATCCGAGCCAAGTCTGCAGTGACTACAGGATCGATGTTAAGTCCGTGAGATAAGCAGAAGTTCTTAAACTTTTCAGCGTAAGGTTTCCATTCATCTGCAGGAATATCTTTATCAAATATCCAGTAAGCATGAACGCCACCACCTGAATCAATACGAACTGGCGGAGGTAATTCATTTGCTTCTATAAATGTATCAATTGCATCTAATGCATCTTGCTTAGTATCATATCCTTTACCTACGCCTACATCTAAGTCTACAAAGAAAGACCTTACAGATTTAGCTTCATCTGCTTTACGGCTATAGCCTTTGAATGAACTCATGGCTACAAAGATATTAGTTTTGGTATCTTTCTTAGAGGTTACAAACTTTTCTAAGTCGTCAATTGATTCTACAAATTTGTGTTTTGTTGTTTTGTCAATCGGATCTATGGTTGCTACACAGTAAATGCCAGTCGAGGGTAATGCTTTTTTATAAAATTCTTTAATCATAATTGCAGTGACTTTCTATTTTTTTAGTCAACAGTTCTCCGACGCACAAATGTACGGTTTTTTTGGTTTATATCGGAGCAAATCTATTTTACTACGTTTTTATATTCTGTCGATAACTTTCGCATCAATAAAGTTTTTAGCTTCGTTTAGTGACATAGCAGGTAATCTGCCGTTGTCAAGATCCAGCTTAACTAACTCTATAAATTTAGCTATCTTCTCATAATTCTTTTCTCTAACGTATTGACCTCTGAACCAACTATGTATAGACATTCTTGATACATCGAAGGCTTTAGCTACGTAAGAGGTAGGAAGGTTTGCTTTCACACAAACCTTACCTAGTTGAACTCCGATCCTTGTGGGATCAGCTTTGTTTAAATCTAGTAAGAATCGTTCGCTATAAGGACGTGCCATATTATCCCCTTATGACTTTACAGACCATTTATTGATGATGCTACTAACATCAGCTTTAGGTGCCTGTGGTTGTGCAACGGTTGATTCTCTTAATACAGGTTCAGCTACATCTGTCACCGGCGCAGTGGGTGTTGCTTGCGTAGTGGCTGGTGCTACCGCTGCTTGAGGCGCTTCAATCTTTAATAGATCCTCTTCAGGTTGGTACACGCTTAATTTAATATAATTTTCCGCAGCTGTGCTTTGTCCTACTTCTTCTATCACTGGTATCACTTCTGGCGATACTGCGCCTGTAGCTTGGAAAAGAATACGTGGATGTTGAACTGCTGTGTCAAATTGCATACGCGTCACTACAACATTATTGCTAATACCATTTGAAGCCAAGTATCTAACATAAGGCTGGAACGGACGACGACCTGCTTCTTCTGAGCCCCAACATGATTTACCTGGGATCACTAATTGCATAACTTCTTTTGGATCGTTTGGTAAAACAACTGCTGTTCTCCAGTGTAGACGACAGCCTGGGTTTGCACCTTTGATACTATGTGCACATTGATTACATGCAGGTGCTTGAGGTTCTTTAACTTCTTTATCAGGCACGCGTGAATCTGATGACCAACATGAAGGGGTTACTTTCTCTCCTTCTTTATATGATGATGCATAGAATATTCTGTGTGGGTTATGTGCCATACGGACGAAGATAACATCCATAAAGCGTTCATCAATCGCACCCATTTCTTTACCATTAACATATTTTCTGAACACTCCGCCTTTGATAGAGATACGTTTACTGTTTGAACCGGCACCGCCAGCGACAGCTAATGTATCTTCGTTAAGACCTTTAGTAACTAATTGCGAACTTTGTTGTAACTGACTAATTAAATCTGTACTCATAATAACTCCTTATCGACTCGTTGGTTTTCTAACTATGATGCTATATTCTCTAACAGAACTAATACCTGGTGGTAGTCCTTCTGCTTCCTTGCCTTGCATATACTCTTTAAAGTTACCATTGTGTATACGTTGTTGCAGTAACTCTAATGCGTTGTGTTCTATAATATACTGTTTGAACTCATCCCAATTACTACAGTTGTATTGCTCTTTCACTGTCTTAGTAATAGTGCCGTTGTTTGTTCTTAAGCTTTCTACCTTTAGCTCATTACATTCATCAAGCATAAAGTGTTCTAGCTGTTTCATTTCTGATTCTAGTTCTTCTTTCTTCAGCATATATTGCCTATATAGACTATCACTTGCATTACGTATTGTCAAGTACGCTTTGACTAATTCATCAAGTTTAGGACTTTCTTGTATCGGCTGTTCTACTACTTGTTCTTCGCTCATAATTACTCCTCTATTTTTTTACCGTGACTAAATAATAACTGTTTGGGTACTAGGAATGCTTTCTTTGATGCGGTATCCCCAGTGCCTACAAACTCTACGAACTTTAACTTATTTAAAAATATACAATTTACTATGTCCATGGGCTTCATAATTACAAAATCAATATCATCATGAAAGACCCAGTAGTCTGCAGTCGTTGACATAAGCCCCGATGGTTTACCAAACATTTCTATTTCAACTACTATGTTCCCTGTGTTATTACTCATCGGGTCATACTTAACTTCTACAGATTCATCTAACTCAGGTACCCAAACATCGTACCCTTTATACTTATGTATCAATGAGGCTGAAGGATACTTCTTCCTAATCAAGTCTAGAAATTTTAACTCTATCTTAATACCTCGTTGCAAATCTTCTTGGAATGTGTTAGCTATGATTCGATCTCCTCTCGATAAAGGTCAACTAGTTTAGTATGCATATCTACTTTACCTTGTAGCATAGCGTACATCTTCTTCTCTACTTCTGAACCCTGTAAGTGTACTACTGTCATCTTGTTCTTCTGTCCTACACGATCCATACGTGCGATACATTGTAGATACGTTTCAACCGACATCACCGGAGACCAAAAGACTACCGTGTCAGCACGCGTTAGGGTAACGCCATGAGATGCTGATTGAGGTTGAACTACTAGGACTCTAGGTTCATCCATGGTTTGAAACATATTAATAATTTGTGCACGTTGAGTGGCTGATACATCGCCTTGAATGACTGCGATGCTGACGTTTTTCTCTGTTAAATGTCTTGCTACAACTTCAATAGTGTGCCTATATGGAACAAAGACAATAACCTTGTGATCTGTTTCTTCGATGACTTCATCTAACGCTTTAAGTCTTGTACTAATATCAAACTCAATGACTTCTCTCTTATCCGTGTAGACTGCACCGCCTGAGATCTGGAGTAGTTTATTAAGTCCTGCCGCGGCATTCACAGCACTGACTTGTGTACCGGCTGTCTCAATCATCATTTGTTCTTTTAGCATCTTGTAATACTTCTGTGCTTGTGGTGTGAGTGGTACTTCTCGTGTTTGATACATGACGTCAGGTAAGTCCAAGCAATCATTTTTAGCAAACCGAATCGCCGGCTGTAATACTTTAAATACTTCGTGACGTGCGTTTGTTTTGGGTATCCATTTAAATCTTGTAATCTGAGTCATAACCTTATCACGCCAAGCCATACTAAATTTAGGTACGTTCTGCGGGCACACTAAGCGAGCAAGACCATAAGCATCTACAGGAGACTGGGATGCGGGGGTACCGGTTAACATCCATAACATGGTTTCAGGTTTAAGTAATTTAGCCAGCGTCTTCCAGCGCGTAGTAGAAGGACTTTTATATGCATTAGCTTCGTCGACCACAATCAAATCAAAGTTACCTTTTTCTATATCTTCGCGAACAATCTGAACGCCATCATAATTAATCACCACGAATTCGTAGCCACCATCAATAATCTTTTTACGTTTGTTAGCTGTACCATGTGCAACCGCGATGGTTCGATGCATAGCTGTGTTCATTACATCTGATTGCCACGCTGAATACATAATAGATAAAGGACATATCACAAGCACTCTTTTAACTAAGCCTTGTTGCATTAAATAATCGGCAGCCCAAATAACAGACGAAGTTTTCCCAGTGCCTGCTTCGTTAAAACAAAATGCACGACGATTGATACTTAAAAATTCTGAGGTAGTTCTTTGGTGATCGAAGGGTCTATATAGACCTGGGAAATTATAGTCTCGTGAAATGGGAGAAGGAAGATTACTTCGGAATGAAACGAGCTGGTTTAACTTCGTCATCTCAGGTACACCCCAGAAGACAATCATGTCTACTAAGTTACCACGCCATTCGATAACTTCTGACTTCTCAATATTGCTAGTGATATGTGGAACGATGTGTTCCGGTACGGTGATTTTTAATGCAGTATTTTCTATAAGTTCCATACTAATCCAATTAACTAATGTATTAACTCGTTATACTAATCCTGTAGTATATCAGTCCTGCTTTTATAATGTCAAGTATAACTTAACACTTATTTCATTGAGCTATCTTTATTTCTTTTGAATGATCTGTTCTTACTTGGAGCTTGTAATTTAATTCCGTCTTTATTAGATCCACCTTTTGATAGCGCTTTAACATGGGCTACATCTTTACCTTTACGTGCAACACCTTTAGCATCAAGCTTACGACGTGCGCGTTGTCTTTCCATACGGGCATCGTGTTCACCACGTTCCACCTGTTGGGAGTATTCGAGTTTATAGGGTCTTGGTTTTTTAGTAGTAGCCATGCTCTATTATATCATGCGCGATTAAAGTCGCAGGACTTGACTGGACAATATTTGCATAATGGTGTAGGGTTTGGCGCCCATACATTATTGTCATATGAGCTATCAAGGCGCTCTAAAGGTCCATAAAACTTTTCCCATGATTTGTCAATATCTTTTCTTTCATACTCTTCCGTGATAAATGAATTGTGCATAACAAAGAGAAGTCCCGCTTTAATCTTATTGACTTGGGGGAAATGAGCAAACGTCATGAGAGACATAAGCCTTAACTGTTTAGGATCGGGATACTTATTACTGCCAGTTTTATAATCCACAATAAAAGCGTAGTCGTTATCAACGATAAGTAAATCAACAATGCCACGAACCCAACGTTTAGGATCAGCAAAGTCACATACCGTGCGGTCTTTATTAAGAGCCATTTCATATTCAGGATACTTAACACCAGGAATAGCAATAAGGCTATCAACTGAATTTTTAAATCGGAGATAATTGGATGCAAGTTCTTTTCCATCTTTAACATAATCTTCCAGAGCCTTGTGAACTTCTGTACCATATATCATTTTTTCTGACGGGATGATTGTGTAATTTTGTGCGACTTTAATTTCGTAGTATTGTTTAGGGCAATTTTGATATTGCTTGAGAGATGAGTATGACCACGTAAAATCAGCCATTATTCAGCTTTCTTTTGAACTTCACCTGTTGATTTATTAAGTTCATATTCTACTTCTTCAGGTTTCTTCTTCCTAAAGATTAAGTCAAAGTTCTTTTCAAATTGTTCTGAGTTTGGTTTAGACTGCATCCAATCTCCTGTCACATCATTTCTTGAAGTCTTCTTCATAGTTGTCCTTTATATCTTTTACAAGGTTATCAAAACTTAACTCATCTTTGTCTTTAACAAATTCAACACTCATAAGATACCGAGTGGTTTCAAAATTATATACTGTGTGTGGCACTTGTGTATTAAATATATAGTATGTCGCGGGCTTATATTTTAATTCTTCTATTTCAAATACAATTCCATCTTTATTGGGAGCAAATGCACAAACACTTCTATCGAACGGAGTCAGTAACATATTAATACCTACACCACGTCTTGTATCTGTGTGCCAATCATAACAAGTATAAGGGTCTAGTTTTAATACACCTACTACAAATCCATATCTTGCATGTAGCCATCTAAAAAAGTTGTCTTGGGCTATTAACTCTGTAGGTATAGGTTTAACATTAAAATTATAGTGAGAAAACCATGGCTGAGGATTAAAGGCATAGTCATATAGTTCTTTAGCTATAGTAGATTTAGTTTTTATTTCATAATAGTTCATTACTTAGCATTCTCCATAACTTGATCCGTCATGTGCTTCACACGCTACAGGTAGCCCTGTTGCCCAGCTAGGAGGAGTTGACATAGTGGACGTAATAAAGGAGAGGGCTTCATCCACTTCTGTCTCTGGAACAACATTGACTACCGCATCGTGAACAGTGAGCACAGGTCGATACTTCTTATTAATCTCTATCATCTGTTCGCCTACAATAATTCGTGCTAGTGCTTGAACTACATTCTCAACAACCGATCCACCCCATATAGAATTGACACCACGTCTAGACTTATAAGTGAATTTAGATTTAGCTTCTGAGGTATCCCATTTAAGATCAGGGTAATAAATATAAAGACCGTTAGGTAACTTAATACCTTTAGGTGTAATGAGTAAGGACTTGTGTGCATCTAAGTAATAGGGTTCTTTACCGTCTTTCCATAACGACATATCTTGTAGTGCGTCATCACATGCTTTCCATAAGTCAATCACTTTATTATTTACCTGGCGATACACACCGACTAAGCGTTTACATTCTTGATCATCTAAATCCACACCTGCCGATATCTTAAGGGTCTGTTGCAGTTTAGTCCATCCAGTGCCATAGCCTAGTCCTAGAATACAAGTCTTGCCTACCGCACGTTCAGTCTTATCATCTTTAGTAATTGTCTTGCCGTAGATTTTAGTTGCAAACTCTGAGTATACATCTCGACCTTCTCTATACCATTCAACAATATCATCTTGACCGGATAACCATACAAGAACCCTTGCTTCAATTTGGGATGAGTCACAGTTAATAACACGATGCCCTTCGGGTGGGATAATGGCATTCTTTAAGGCTTTCTTTTTCTTATCTCTTGCTGGTAAGTTTTGGAAGTTAACTTTGTCCGATCCTGCCCATCGACCCGTATGTGCGCCGTAATACTTAAGAGGAATAGGCAACTTGCCCTTATTACGCGACCCAATACCGATGAACCTTTCAATTCTACTCTCCTCAATAGTTGACTTCGTGCCTAACCTTACCCGACATAGTTCTTGAATGAAGGGGTCTTCATGTTCACATAAATCTAGGAATCCTTGATCGCCTTTAGCTAGAGCGAAGGTATCTTTTCCGTTGGCAGGAGATATTTTAGTAGGCACCACAACGCCCAATTCTGTTAATATCTCAGCGAATTGTTTGTTACTTGCAAGCTTTGCTCTAACGCATTCCTCAGTCTCACACTCCATCCGAATCATTAAACCTTTTAATAACTCAGACTTTTCAAGTTGGACTTCTTCTAATCTATCTTGCAATAAGCCATCGTCGACTTCTAAGACTGGCTCTGTATACATGCGTAAGGTTATATCAATCAGTTTGATCTCTGACTCTGGGAATTCTGGGGCTAACACTTGGAATAATTTGTAGGTAAGATCTACATCGTTCTTGCAGTATGAACCGTATTGCGCTAAGTCAGTCATACTAAAGTCTTCTAGTCGTTTACCTTTAGCGTCAACGACCTCTGTTCCTTTGCGACCTAGATTGTATTTCTCCACAAGAAAAGCAAGGCTTCCACCCACGTCCACGCCATGCTTAGCGCGTGCCATAGACAACGTATCCAAATAGATAGCAGGAATGATATTAAAAATGAATGAAAGAATACCTCCGTCGAACTGCGTGTTGTGACATAAGAGGACAGAGCTTTTCCAATCGATTGTATCCAGCTCTTGCTTGATCGCATTATGTGTGCCTGTAACCCAACGTGATTCACCATCATCAATCTTAATACCAACGCCAATGACTTGGAATCTTTCATGTCTTATGTATTCTTCTGTGGTTAGATTAGTTAGTGAAAACCCTGTTTCATAAAAGGTTTCGAAATCCAGTGTGACTAGTTGCATGTATGCTTTCTATATAATAGAAAGAACGACTACAAACGCTAAGAATAATCCAAGCACAATTCTGTTAGTTATTTTTTCTTCTTTCTCTAATTGGTCTTCGCTATGATATGTGCCGCCCCATGCTTCATAGGATGAACGCGGTGTTTTCTTTTCGAAGGTATCAGGATTAAAAAATCTCCAGCCTTTCTTGGCATTCTTTTTAAATACTTTCATTTGCCAATCTTCAAATTCTTTTATTGCTAACCGTGCAGATGGATCAAAGTTATTAGTTGTTTCCATTTCAATTCTCCTTTTTCTTTTGATAGCTTTCAAATTCATTCCGGCATTCAATTGAGCACCAACGTCTGTCGTCTTTGATTGGGTTCTCACACCATATACAGTTCCCTGTTTGATTAGAAGGTTTTTTGATTTGATCATGTGCGTTCCTTATTCCAACATCGATGGCGTGTTGCATTAAATCATTTGCTACGTCGGCATCATCTCCCATCATACTGAATACTTTGTGTTCTTCCTTGATGGATTTGTTTCTGAAGCCCTATTAAAATATCCATTCCAATTAGTATTTGCCCCTTTGGGTAAGGCTTTAGGTAGTTGAATTAAACCTTTTTTATCTAGGTTTCTGACTCTTATGGCACTGCCTGTCGCATGTAATACAATTTGATTACGAGTTGCATTTGGATGCTTTTCCATGTATTGATTTACCATTTCAATAAGTTCTTCATCTGTCTTTACTTTGCTATTCATTAAAACAAACACTCCCCTACTAGTTTAAATAAGTCTTCTTTAACTTCTTTTACTTTCTCAAGTCTGATTACTTTAGCATGAGGATTGTTATCTGTAAACCATTTAGCTTCCTTGACAGACCATCTATGTTGGCGTATAACCTCACCCTCATCGTCCACTACTGCGTAACTAAAAGGAATCATGGCACTAAAGTCTTTTGTTCAAAACATTCTAAGTGCGACTTCACAAACATATTAGTTCTTACTTCTTCATAGAGTTCACCTTGTATACACTTAAGGTTTGTCTTATATTTTGTTTGTGGTTGGTTATACTTCATAATTCCCCAAGTAATGCAACACCCTACAATTAATCCTACTAGCACAAACCCTGTGCCTTCGTAATTTTTATCCATCATACTCTCCTATATTGTCTATATATTCTACACATTTTATTGCCTTGCATCACGTTATATAAATTACATCTTACAATAGGTTTATTACGCGATATTAAATACTGCTCGCCTGTGTATTGCACACCCGCCTGTGTAGCTACACTTGTAGCAAGAGAGACACACCCACTACTAAAGACCATTGTAAGCATCAGTAAGGCGTTGCGTAGACTCACGGTAACTTTTAACTCCTGTAATTTTTTCAGCATTTGCTTCATCTTTATATAGTGGGGTGATCACGATGTGGTGTTTCTTATTAGGTAGGTCTCGTATCCACGATAATTCTTTAGGTCTAAATTGTGTTATCGACGACCACACTAATTCACCATTGACATTGAATTCTTCTGTTGACCATGCGTATGGTTGTTTAAGGGTTTCTTGCATATTTGCTACCACCTTGTTTATAAAATATTAGGTTCGACCATTTTACTACAGGTTGCAATCCTGTCCATGATCTTGGTTTCTTTATTGTTGTGTCATGAAAGTGAGTTGATCCATAACTATAATCTACTTCTAATCTATGTAATACTTTGTATGCTATGTCTTTATATTGTTGTCGGATTACCGATGGCGGTTTAACTAATCCATACCAACTAAACTGCGCGGGTCTCTTCATTTCATAACATACGTTCTTATGGTTAAAATCTGCTCTACGCATTAAAACGTAGCCTACGGCGATTTGCGCTTCGCGTGGCTCATGAGCGGACTCCATGTAAATGGTTGTGGCTAGGCACAATAAGGCTTGGTCAAGCATAAGCTTCCCCCTTCTTCTTTATCACTGGTTTCAGTAATCTTTTAGGATTGGTTCTCTTCGTGAGAAATTAATTTGTCTAGATACCATCGGGCTTTTTTTAAGTCCTCGATACCGTTCTTGAATTTGTATCTCCAAATATACTTAATGACGTTAGCTACGCAAACTGCGCTGATGCCTATCAATCCTTTAGTAGATTCTTCAATAGCGTCGATGCACTCGATCTTGCCTTGAGTGTAGTGTGATGGGTGGTTAATACTATCTCCCGCACCCGGGTGTTTTACTTCTTTACTTCCTGTGTAACTACTCAATATCTTCTTTAACCTAGTCATTCAATCTCCTTTACTAGAGTCAATAGAGCCTCTATATTATCCTCATTTACCACGATTGCCAAGCCCTGATTGCGTTGTATCTCTTTTATGTTGTGTTTTTGCAACAACGTTGGCTCGTTCTTTCCGGCTTTACATTCAATACCAATGAACATTCCTTTATAGCAAGCGATAATATCCGGCACTCCGCTTCTACCAAACCCCCCACTCATTGGGGAAAAGTGATACGCACCAATGTCATCTAATATCTTCTTGACTTGCTTTTTAACTTTGGCTTCGGGTTTCATATGGTAGGTATTATATTTAACTCTGATTGACTCGACGTCCATATTGCACCGGCTTCGTTACCTTCATCGTCACTCATAGCTACTATCCAATGACCATCTTCAAACTCAATCACAACACCGTTCTTAGTCCATGCCAAGTCCTCAGTCTCCCTATCGTTTAGGTATCTCACACGTCGAATGGTTTTACCGACGAGAAAGTTACTTGCTAGGTTACCCCAATGTTCTCTAAGTTCTGCTTTGTTTTGATCAACTAGTTCGTTCTGTTCCATCTTGTTTCTCCTTTTTAAATCGTTCTGCGCCTGTTGTTATCATGCGGGCGTATGCACTTGCGTCTTCCAACGCACTATCTTCAAAAAATGATTGCTCTTGTATCACATACTCTAAGTCTTGATCAATCTTCACAGACACCACCAATACATGCGCGTGCTATGAGTTCATTCTCTATATCGTTGTATGCGTCTGCTTGCACGAGGTGGTCTACATATTTCTTTTGTCTGTCATATAAACTATGCTCAACTTCCGTTGCATATGCCTTGACAACCATGCCCTTTTCTCGTAACGGCTCTGCGATGATGGTAGTGACATGATCACTCGGTTCTACACCCCACGTCTTAACTTCTTCATACTTTGTTTCTTCCATGCTTACTTCGACTACTACGCTAAACTTAACCATGACTTCCTCCTTAATGTATTTCATCTTCTGATAATTTTGCTAATTCTTCTCTTGCATCTATCCATGCCATTGTTTCTTGCTTGCAGGCTTCTATGTCTTCAACTGATAACCGGCTAGCTATCTCGTCTGCTATCTCAACCACTTGTTGTAGCTTGTGATCGGGTGCGGTGACTGCTAAGATTAATGCATGGGTCAATGCTTGCTTGTCGTCCTTAATCATCGCCATGTCGTTCCCCTATCTAATTAAAGTCACTAGCAATATAAAGGCACTGATACCCCATGCAATAACCTCTGTAATAATTAGTCTACGAAGTCTTGCCTTTGGTATCGTCACATACTCACTCATGTAAACTTCCCTTTCATAATTTTTATAGCTTGGTGAATTTGGTGTTTTAAATATTGTTTGTTTCATTCTTTTTCTCCTCAAAGTTTTTTAATGATTGTATATACTGATTTGTTGCAAAGTTAATACCTCTTACTACTCCGAGCCTCATGGCATCGTAAAACATCTTGGCATCTTTCTCTGACCTTGTTCTCTTATGCGCCTCGACATACTCGTAATACTCAGCTACCGCTACTTCTATAATGTCTTCCTCAAACTTACGTTTCTTTTCTTCGTTGATCTGATGTTGTGTCATGCCGGTAACTCCCCGTTTAAAAATCGTTGGTCTAGATCATTGTAGTAATAATCCGGAAAGTCGCACGGCTCACTCTCGAACGCACAATGATAGCAAGTAATACTCTTTAAACTTTTCTTTATCTTGTGAAACATCAACTCCCCGCAATGACCACATGTCACCGCGTTAAGCCTCGCCTTCTCTAATATTACTTGGCTTGCTAAATGATTTGTATTCATAGTGCCTCCTTAAAAGAGGGGGCTTGCGCCCCCGTTTACTTACTTAGGTTTTGGATATTGACCTAGATATACTCTACCCTCTACTTGAGGTGTAAAATCCTCAATGTTATAGTTTTCTTTTTCTTCCAATGGAATCATCCAAAGGTTATATGGATATTTTTGTCTCTCCATATATTTAATTACCTTCCTAATATCCTCATCAACTTTCCACTCACAAAATGATGTTGCGAAAAAATGATGTGTTGAGGCGAACTTTGGTTTGTGCCACATTTTATTTCTCCTAGTTTGTTAAAGATCAGAATACCGTCAGACAGATTTCCGACTGACGAAATACATTATACACTGAAACTTTACAAATGTCAATCCCCCTTCTCTCGCAAGGGTTTCGGGCTACCCGTATATCCTCCCAACTCCATTTAAAATACTCTGTAAATCTTTTGCATCGAAGTCAGTCTTGTTAAATGCGAACGGCGATTTCCTACCATTACCATGTTTAACGTAGCCTGTTACTATTACTTGTTCTACAATAATTTGTTTTTGTTTTTTATCTGTCATTTAATATTCCTCTTGTGGCTCACCATACTTTTGTGCCATCTCTTGATTAATCTCGCAATTAGCTTCGTATTCAACTTCATCTAAGTATCCCTCGATGTCTTTACCCGCTTGTCTAAATGCTTCCGGTAATGCTAGGTCTTCTATTCTACCATCGTCCCACTTGATTGTGATCCACCAAGATTTTATTTTTACATTTCTTGGGTCTTCTAATGGCGGGTCTATGTCTCTTTCTAATTCAATCATCTTATAAACTCCTTAAGTAATCGTTATAATTTTGTATCTGCTCTTTAGATAGTTTGTTTTTAATTGACTCATCATGGAATTGGCTATCATTAGTTTTATCTACACATACCACACTTAAAAAATGATTTCCAAATCTCTCGCATAATTCTTCCATGAAGGCTTTAGTATCTAAGTCTCCATCTCCCTTTGTATTCGCTACATCTAAAATAAATCTTGGCATTTTAATATCTCCCCTGTAAAGATTCTTCCATTAATCTATCGTGATTGTGGTATCGCTTTGTTGCCTCATCAATAATCTCTTGCATTAAATTTAAATAATCCATGCCCGACACACCTTCCATTTCCTCTGCGTCTTGCATAGCGTCCTCTACATTACCATATATTTGTTTGGCTCTGTCTGATAGCTTTTCATAGTTAGTCAT